TATGACTCAGCCGCGTTAACTGATGACTCAGCCGTAGCTAACTGATGACTTAGCCCACTTTCACAAGCGCCGCCACGCGGGCTCACACCCAGGTAGACATGGGGAGGAAGAGGCATTCGCCTATTCGGCTTGGTGACGATGTGGCGTGGGCGCATGGGCCGGCGGGTGCGTGGTCGTCGTCCCGAGCAAACTCGGTCGCGCCCCGGGCAGCGGCCGCCGAGTTCAAATGCTCGCCCGCGCGGCTTGGAACAGTTAAGCGGGAGGCCAACGCCAAGACCCGGAGAAAAGGCAAACCGGTAACCGTTCTTCCACAGAAGGAGAAATGGGGCAAGACGGTGGTGATTCCACCGCTGCGTGAGCCCAAGTCTCCGTACGGAAGCCCCGAGATGCAGTTCCAGATCAACTACGCCGCCGAGCTCCGGCTCCAGGACATGGTTCAGCGGTACAGTCGGGTGGTGACTAAGGTGACCAAGACACTTAGGCCCGACAGCTACAACTATTTGCGCGATGCGACCGAGTACGTGGCGTACCTGTCGGTCCAGCTCGCCTCGGGCGATCTCCACAACAAGGTCACGGCTGCGCAGGCCCCGCCCCCGGACTGGATGCTTTTGCTCTCGTTTGCGCCCTGAGATTTGGCGTCAATGTTTCAGGATAAATACAAGCGTAATTAGAGATCCAATAGGTCGAGCTTTTGCTCGGGACCGAGCGCCGACCCATCCTTTAGTTGTAAACCCCCGCTTTCGCAGAACGTTTCGGGTGTGGCGGTGGTGTAATCGTAGTCCTCTGGAAGCAGCTTGAGCAGTTTGTACATGAGCGCCACCAGCGCCGAGCATTGCGTGGCGCGGTAGCCCGGGGGGGTCAAAAGCCCTAGAAACCACCACGAGTAGTCATATGGGCGGTTGTGCGCCACCGAGTGCGCCTTGATCAGGTCCTCAGTGGTCCACGGGTGGTCGGTAAGCAGCCGTCTTACAAAAATGTCGGACAGTCCGTGGGCATCGACCGTCTCCTTAAGCGCGCTCAGAGTGACCCCGCACTTGAACTCGTTGTGATCGGTGTCGCGAAACGGGTCAACGTTGCTCTCGATCAAAAAGGTCCCACGGAGATCATTGCGCCACGGCGGGTTGACCACGACCATTCCGACGTGGCTGCTCTTGCATCGTCCCATGGTCGCGATGGACACAAGAGAATGGTGGTTCCGGAACAACACGATGTCCCCGGTCTTGAGTTCCGATACGTGCATAATGTCAGGTTGCATCCTGCTCGTTTCTAAATCAAAACAAAAATTAACAAAATAAGGTTAGTTTGCGGGTGTGCCATAACCCTACTTGATTAACCGATGGCAAGCAGCCCGACGCGGACCCCAACCCCGGTAGGGTGCGGTGAGGCCAAAGTCTACGTGACCAATGGCCGAACCAACACCTGTCTCCACGCCCTCGAGCCGTGCGAGCTCGTCAACTGGTCGAACAACCCGGTCACTGACGTGAAAGACCTTCGGATCGTTTCCAAGGGGACCCTGGTCGATTTGTCGTGCACCATAACGCACGAGCAACGCAAGTTTGTCCAGGTCGCGGAAGGCCCGCACCAGGGGCTCTTTGTGACCGAAAGCCGCACGGCGGCGGCCAAAGGGCCCCTGGTTACGGGATTTTCTCCTATCTTCAGTTTCAAACGCGAGACGTTTTTTGCGGTGGGTGTCATGAGCGCGTGCGCGGCGTGGAATTACCCCAGGACATCTCTGGCGGCGACAGCGGCCGTGGTTGCCGCCGCCAAAACTGGGCTGATTACTTGGGGGGTCAACCGATTTTACCACGGCCACGACTTTTTCGCAGGGGTTATTATAACGATTCCAATACCGATCCCGTATCTAGGGTGGTCGGTTGATCTGTCTGTTTGAGCGACTCAATAAAATCGCAGATCTTGAGGTCAAACGCCGCGCGCTTCTGTAGCTCCTCTTTGGTAAACAGGGTGCGGTCAGAGAGCGTCCACAGAAAATCCCAGTCCTCCGGAGCGAACCCGAAAATCGCGGCGTTGGGCGCGGCGTGGAGCATCCGAACTCCGTCACGCGCCGCCTCGCACCGCGCGTGAAACAGAGCGGCGTCTCCCCCGGACGAAAACTTGCCAGGGTCGGTCCACCCCGCCCGGAACACGTCCGAGCATCGCACCTCGAGCCGCACCCCGCACTTGGATAGCTTGCCCGACGACCACGCGCAGAGCGTTGATGAGCACGACGTGGCGTGGCCCCGGACGTACCGGCCGCCGCCGTTGCGGTGGCACGGCTGATAACTCAAGTACAAGATCAGCGTGTCCTTTGGCCGCATCATAGCCTCGAGTTTCACGTCGCCGACCACAAACGACTCGGCGTGCACGTTGGTGTGGGTTGACCCCCTGAAGCAGTTGGTGTACCGAGCCACCGCCTTTTCGACCCCGTCCTTGTCGAGCAGTCGGGCGACCCCGACGCACACGTTCTTGGGGCACCGTTTGTCGTCCTCGAGCACACAAATCTTGGCCACTTCGATTTCCGCGCACCACCGCCCGTGGTAAAAAGCGGCGCACATGCGCTTCCGATCCCCAATGAACTGAGACCGGTCATCGCCGTCCTCAAGATGAACGGCGTGGCCGCCCCAGATGTTGGAATCACCGAGGTGACACAGACATCCAGAGTGCATTTTGTTTTTTGAGCGCTAAACCACAAAATTGCACAACGTTGAGGGTATTAAGGCACGATACGCTTTAATCTCCTTCACAAAAAAAGACGTTTGTGTTGGACCACGATGCATCCGACATGATTCTTCTCACAAGTGTCGGACCGCGCCACAGTCGTTGCAGACCAGTTTGGCGGTCATCCCTTCGTCGGCGGACCGGGTTTGGCGCGCAACCACTCCGACGTTGTCAGATCGACACGCCGAGCATCTCGTCTCCTGTTCGGCGATTTTCAATTTCATTCCGCTGATTTCCATTGCCCGCTCCTTCACCCCGAGCCCGTTGCTGACCGAGTTGTCGTCGTCGACCCTCTCGTCGTTGCTCACATCGACCAGCGCAGCGAGCGCGCAATTGTACAGAGCCATCTCCTGGCGGTGCTCCGTGTAAGCAATCAGCTCAACTTGCTCGCCCACCCGCTTGCTCCATCGCCACCGAAGTGTCCCACGCACCACGGGACCCATCACTTTGTTCAACACGTCATCGACAAACGACATGACTCTTTTCTCTGGCTTCGAAATTAGATCGGCCCGGATAAATCAATGAATATAGTAGCGACCTGGGATTAAACATGGCGCGCCGCCTTACGGACTACAACGTCGCGCAGTTGTACGAGCAGTGCGTAGCTACGGGGAGTCAAGGCGTTTGGGTCGACTGCCTCGGTCGCCGGTCATACCTTCACCCCCAGGTTATTGAGGCGATCAAACCACAAATCGAGGCGATGCTCTATCAACTGCCTATCAAGTTTCACAGCGGTGGGGGGCAAGCCAAAGAGGCCAGGATGGACCATGACGGGTTCGTGTATCGCTAAACACGCCTATCCTACACCGCCTCGTAGTCTCCGACCGATACCCCCGACCCGTGCTCGTTGGCCCAAACCCAGATGTTTTTGATGCGAATTGTCTGCGGCGTGTCGCTCGCCTTGATCGACGGGTCTTTAACCTTGAGCTCCCACCCATCGGCCACGCGTTTCCACGGCCGCTTGGCGTGAACCAGGTGCGGTGCGATCAGGGTGGCGACCGCCGTGTGGTGGAGCGACTTGGGAATCTCCACAAACCGCGCCGCCGAGTTGACGTTGAACCACAGGTCCGGGGGAAAAGCACCCGGAACGCCATGCTCGCGCTGGTTGGACGATGGCGCCTTGTCGGCCAGCTCAAGCATGGCCTGGGCGTCGTCGAACACGCGGACGGCTTTGGCCTCGACCGAAAACCCTCGCGGAGTTTCCATCACCATTGTCTTGACCCCCTTGCGCTCCACCCACTCCCAGTCGTACTCATCGTGCTCATCGTCCATCTGTCCACGTCGCTCAGGCCGCTGACGGGGGTCTGATTAAAATCCATCAGTCCACGTCGCTTAGGCTGTTAATGGGAGTCTGATAAAAATCCATGAGCCCCACCATGCACCGCGCCTCGACGTTGCCTAGCTTGGCGGCCTGGCGGTACCACAGCGAACCGATGGCTAGGTTGCGGCGGATCCCGGTCCCGGTGCACATTGCTTGCCCTACCTTGGCCATGGCGTCAGCGTCACCCAGTGTCGCCGCAAACACAAAGTATTTCAGGGATTTGGCGGGCTCCACCACCGAGATCAGCTCGGCCAGCCGAAAGTAGGTGGCCGCCATTGTGACCTGTGGAACATCGGGGTGGGTGGTGAGAGACAACAGCGTTATTATTTCACGATATGAGCCGTCCCTGGCGTTGGCGCACAAGAGCTCGAGCGACCGCGGGGTGTTGGCCCGGTGAAGCCACCGCTGCCCCTCATGCTTGTCCTTGGGCCCGCCGACCCCGGTTAGGATCATCTCCCCGAGCTGCTCTGCGGCTCGCGGGTTGCCCTGGAGCGCGCTCAGACGCAAAAACCCCCGCTCTCTCTCACGGTCCCCGTCGAGCCGCATGTGGATCGCGGCGGCGTACGCCGCCCCGTAGATGACTCGCGGATCGAGGTGGCGCCGCAACATCAGTCCGATCAGGTCCTGAAGCGAGTCGTCCCCCCACTCTTCGTGGCGACACAGCGGACACTTCGACCCCATGTCCCTCAACACGCTTGCGCACCCCCCACAAACGTACCCCCCGCACTGACAACATTGGAGAAACTCTCCGTGCACGTCCTCGACTATTTTACATATGGGGCACGGGTGCTCCGGATCGGGCTCGCCCCCGTTTTTCGTCACATCTGCCTTTTGTTCAATCCGGGCAACCGCCCACCCCGCGGCTACCCCAACCACCCACGCGATTACGGGCAACAACTCCCACCACATTTCCTTTATTCAGTCTTTTTTTGGCGACCCGAAGCTGCGCGAATGTTGACGAACCGCCTGGGTCACGATTTTGCTCGACTTGGTCATGATGTCGCGGGACCACAACGCCCCGCCGATAATCAATAGGATCACCGCCGCCGTGTACGCCACTTTTCCGGCCGTCGACATCTTGAGCGTCACTTCAGGGTGCACTACATACAAAAACCATGGGATGAAACTGCACCGGATAATCACAAAAGACACGTAGAACGCGATCTGGCTGGCGCGCCGGGCGTACGAGGTTTTGGCTTCGACTGAGTGGTCGCGGTGCATCAGGTACAGCGTCTCAAACCGCTTAAGCGGGTTGGTGATCTCAAACAGGATGATTCCGAGCAGGATGGCGTCGCCCGTTACGTCGGCCGAGTACATCTGGATCAGAATGATCAGCGCGACCACGTGGTGCAAAAAGTAGATCGTCTGGCGGAACCACACCATGTTGATCACCGTGTCGATTACAAAGTACGTCAGGCTGTGCTCGTAGATGAGCATCTCAGGCACTTCGATTCCGTGAGTCTGGTCGGCTCGGTGGAGCCACACCGTGCACGCGGCCACCACCGCGACCATCGAGTGGATGCAACTCACCATCTCGACCGTCTCGTCAAGCGGGAGGTTGAGCGCGATCCCGAAAAAAGGGTAGTACATACAGTGGTACACCACAAACAGGAACCACATGGTGGCGGTTGGGTCTCGCGGCGGTTGTGGTCTCGCCTGATTAATCGCCCACGCATTTGTTTTAATTAAATCAACAAACCCGACCCCCCCGTCCAAGACAAACAATAATGGTCCGGGCCGTGCGGTACGTTCGGGACGGGGACAAAAGCGTGACGTACCGGTATGACAACGACAATCAGATCTTTTACAGAGCGGGCGACGAAGGTAAGTTTCGGTCCACGTCGTTCGAGAGCATCGGTGATTTCCACGCCTCGGGGTGCACCCTGTTGGACAATGGCAACGTGTTGTTTGTTGGGGGCGGGACGTACCCGGTTGGGAGCGACCGAGTGATGGAGCACGACGTCGCGCACAACGTGTTTACGGCTAGGGCTGGGGTCGATGTGCGGCTGCGGGACGTGCAGGGGATCAAACTGCCCGACGGCCGGGTGCTCACTGCGGGCGGGTGGTTTTCCTCAAACGACGGCGGCGACATGTGCACCCACGGACGCAACAAGCAGATTCGCATCTACGACCCTCGGACCGACGCTTGGGCCCTTGCGGGCGAGGTGACTGAGTGCGTAAATCAAATGTATTTAACCCCTGACGGGCGGGTCGTGATGTGCGGGTCGTGTTTGTGGTACTACGACGTGGACGAAGGGGTTGCAACCCCGATCCTGCGGACCCGAAGCTACACCAAGATTCTGGGCATCAACAAATACGGGATCATCACGTACCGCACCGATGACTACGACAACATAGAAAACGACCACCTCGGTATCGAGTCCGAGTGGTGGGTGGCGTCGTGGGCGGAGAAGATTCACGCTTGTTTTGGGCACCACGTTCGACGGGGAGTCACCGCAATCATTTTGACGCTCCACCGCGCCGGGGTCGAGCGCGGACACATCCAGCTGATGCTCGAGCGAATGACCGCCGACCGGTTGCAACAGATCCATCTGACCACGGTCAAGCTTCGATCAAGGAGAGCCCCGGGTATCCTTGCCACCTCGCATACGCAGCTTGTTGCGGGGCCCTGACCCGGAGCGTGCAGCTCGGGTACGCGGCCACGATCGCCTCGATCATCGGACCGGTGAAGCAGTCGCCACCGATGTCGCAGAGCCTCGGGCAACCCGCAGTCAGCCTCTCCATGCCCAAACCCTGTTAATAAATATATGACATTTAATATGAGCATGCATTACTTTCGCAATGGCTGAACGCGACGAAGCATGCCCGTGCGAGAGCCACGTGATGCGCGTGCGCGATATTGTAGTCGATCGATTCAAAGACGATGGCGGCCAGACCGCCCGCCGTCTTTACCGCGCGCTCGAAAGGTGCGACGACCCCGATGATCAAGCCAGTGGTCTGAGCCACATTTTGATGGTGGCTGCGCGGGAATCAGGGCAGCCCATGTCAGAGGCGCGATTCATGGCGGCGCTTCGGGCGTTGCTCGAACCCTGAGCTCAGGCGCCCTGAGCGGCCCGGTAAAGGTCAAGTGAATTTCCTCAAAGTCTTGCCTGAAAGTGCCCTCCTGACGACAAGCTACAGAACAAGTGGGTGGGGGGGGAAGGGTCGCACTGTTGCCAGTAGCCGCACTCAATGCAATACACGGAAAACGCCGAGCGTCCGCTCTTTTTTTTTGCAATTATCTAACCGTGTCAACACGACACTTTGTTTCATTCAGCGTCGGCACCGCCTACATGCATGGAGCAACGGCGGGCATTGCTGACACTTGGGATCAGCCCCAACAGCGGCTGATGGTCGGTTTCTTCGGTTTCTTCGGGTTCGTACAAGTGTTTCTGGGTGTCTAGACGAAATGTTACCTCGGCAAGCTCGGCGCGAGTCAGTTCATGACTATACTTGGTGTTAAACGTGGATCGACCGCACGACCGACACGATCGTTGGATGGAATACCCGCGTGTGATTTTCTCCATCAACCCCAAATTGCCCATAAAACGGCTCACCTTGATGTCTCCCATGTCGATGACACGACTGATACAATAATCGTGCGCAAACCAACACATAGCAAGTTTTGATTGGGGGTTAAAGTATTAAAAATCTTGTCAATTATCTTTTCCACTTATGCGAACCGCATTTGCAAAATAACATCGCACACGAGCTGGGGCGCGCTATCAAGGTCCAGCATCATCCGTGCCACCTTGAGCGTAATAGCGGCCATGCGCCCTTTAGCGAATCAGCGCCCACACCACGTCGCTGTTGTCGGAGATGTTACCACATGGAGGGTTATTTGCGGAGGTGTCGCAGGGTTTTTTGCGTCGACTCAACCCGCCCCCCGCTGCGCTCGAACTGGGCCAGCTTAGTCTTGGTCTCACTGGGATCGACGCCGGCCGACGCGTCGTGCACTATGGTGACCTTGTACCCGAGGTCGAGCGCGTCGACCGCTGTGTGCATCACGCAAATGTCTGTGGCCAGGCCACACACGTGTATCGCATTGACCCCAAGTTTCTGGAGCATGGAGTGAAGTGGGGTCCTGCGCTTGCGGCCGTTGTCAAAAAAGGCCGAGTAGCTGTCCGCCCCCAAGTGGTGACCCTTAGTGATGATGTGGTACGACTCGAGGCTCGGGGACACGGCCATTGGGTGGAGCTCGGCCCCGACGGTCCCCTGGATGCAGTGGTCCGGCCACAACTTTTGCGGACGCTTTGATCTTCCGAAGATGATCTCGGAGAACGGGCGGTGGCCGTGTGTCGTGGCAAACGAAATGTGGCCCGGCGGGTGCCAATCCTTGGTGAACACGACGTGCGAGTACCTCCCGCGCTCCTGGAGCTTGCGGAGGTTGTCAAAAATGGCGCACCCACCCGGGACCGCCAGGTTCCCTCCGGGCAAAAAATCGTTCTGAACGTCAACCACTAAAAGCGCCGTGCCCATCGCGCGTCCCGATCTTTTGTTCAATAGCGTGGCCGGTTTTTGTTATGTGCAATGACAGAGCTTCACGCACCGCCCCGTTTATCAGTCGGGCCAGCCGCTCGACTCGATCCTTGGAGAGCGCGGGGACCGAAAAGCGAATAGTTCCGTAGATAACACCGTCATGCGCCGACGTGTACGAGTTGAAAACGGGCCCGTTAAAACCAAAGCTGTTTCGCATCACGATTTCCGGGGCCACCCGCCGATCGATGTCGTGGTGGATCCGGTCGATTGTCACGGCGTCCGGTATCTCGAACGTAACCGACACGAACAGCGGGGCGTCAAAGATGGTGGGCTGGACGTGCGGGGTATTGAGTTCGCGGAGCTGGGTCCACAGGTACAAGTTGGAGAGCCAGCGATATGGAATGTCCTGGGTAGAGCCCCGGTCGACTGTCAGGTGTTCGAGGTCGGCGTCCATGTTGGCGCCAATGTGTTTGTCGTGGAGCTGGGCCCCTTCTTCAAACGCGTCGCGGAAAGCCTTTTGCGGGGACAAGCACGCCGCAAACCCGCCGGCCCCGGCGTTCCGCCCACCCTGCGTTAGTTTGGACAAAGAGCTCCAGACCACAAGGTCGACCCCCCGTGCGCCCAGCGTCTTTGCGAGCGCCTGAATCCGGGGGGCGGCGGTGGGCCCGAGCAGCGTAATGTCGAGCAACACCGTGTCGACCCGCGCGGAAATCTCTTGCTCGCCGTTGCAATGAAGGTTGAACGCGCCAAAGTCCCACACCAGGACGGACCCGGATGGGTCGCCCCCGAGGCACAGGCACACGTTCTCGGAGCCGAAATAGGTCCCCTTGTTGTCTAGCGGCCTTCGACCGAGTGATTCGCACACGGTGAGGGCCAGGTAGAGCGCAGCGGTTCCGCAGATTGTCAGCGTGCACCCGCCAGGCAACCCGTGTGCACGCGCGACGTCGGCGGCGACGTCGTCTCGGTTGGCTGGCGTGGATGGAGCCACGCACCCCGGAGGTGTCGTTCCGTCAATGACATGTATATCCACGTCGTATTCGTCGCAGGTCGACAGGTACCAATCGATGCACCGCCCCGGAACCACTTGTCCTCCGGTGGCGACCAGCTCCGTAGGCGGGGGCGTGAGCCCGGTCCACGACAAATCTTGTGTGATGTACGTCTGGCCAATGTCGGCGACCGAACGATGCCCCCGTGACAAAGCCGACGGAGTAAAGAAAGATATTATTTTCCCGAGCTGCCACCAAGTAGCGTCGGGGCTGGTTTTGATCGCCACCCACTCGTACGCCAGGTCTTGTCGCCCGACCGCGTCTTTGAGCCGCCACAACGTCGGCCGGTTCGCCGCCATTGTTTTGAGCAGCCCCGCCGGAAAAAAAACAGTTAATTAAAAAAGGATTCCCGCGAACCCTGTCGTTAACCGTCACAAATGGACTTGGAGTCGTTGATGACACGCGAGCGGAGGGAGCTCGTACCTTCCGGAGTGTTTGAGCACCACCATGGGGTCAATGATTCGATGCGGACCACGCTGTGTCGGTGGCTTCTGGAGATCAATGACCACTTGGGCGTGAATGGCGCGCCTGAGGCCGTTCAGACGGCGGTGGCACTCATCGATACTTATGCGCTTAAGCGGAGTGTGGCCTATGGCACCATTCAGCTGATCGGGTACACCGCGATGATGATTGCGCTCAAGCTTTATGGGATAGGCTTGCACACGCTGAGTGAGGCGGCGTGCCTCTGCAACCACGCGTACACCGAGGAGGCCTTTCGGGAAACGGAGTTGGAGATGCTTGCAATGCACGATTTTGCGGTCAACCTGGTGATCCCGCTTCATTTTTACTACGTGGCCGTGTCGCCGTCGCCCGCGGTTGACGTGGTAGCCCGGATGCTGATGGACGTGGGGGCCGCTCTCATCTCGACCGCCGTTGACCGCCCCCTTCCGAGCGAGATTTGCAGAGCCGCGCTGCGGATCGGCGCCCGGGTCGACAACACCCAGCGGATCGACATGCACGACGACTTTGAGCCCCTTGAGATCCGGATAATGGCTGCGATGGAGCGCGTACAATACGCCCGCAAGAGCAACGGGATCCGGTGCAACCACCCGGACGGCTTTGCCCATTTCTTCTCATGGTACTGCGAGCCGGAGACATCGTCCAAACGCAAGAGACATGAGTGACTTTCACCAAGCTTTTGGAATAAATAACCTTTTTCCTCAATCGTCTGGAACCACGCAAAAAGCTTCTAGGCCCAATACGGGTTGGGTCGTGACGCCATGCCTTTGCCCGATTAATGGGGTTAAGGGCGCGCCGTCGTTTTTTTGGAAGGGCTTGAGATTGGGTCCCGGAAAAGACGCATGGCGTCACTCAAGGCGCGGCTGCCCCAGATCGTCAGCGGGCCGCCGTCGTCGGCGTCGTTGGCCGATGGGGACCGGGTCCGCCAGTTCTCGGTAGCCATCACCGCGACTATCGACCAGATATGCAACCGGACCGGGGCGGCTCCGCCGGACATCCGGGTGTTACACGTTGGCGGCGGGATGTTTGGGGCGCTCCCGATGGCGTCGATCAAGGCTGGGGCTACCGTGATGGTGGTCGACCCCGACGAACGGGTGTGCAAAGAGGTGCACGACAACTGCGCGTCTGCGGCCGCCCCCGGGCAGCTCACCATCGAGAAAGTGCACTCGATGCACCACGTGACCGACCACAAGTACGACCTGGTGGTGTGTGACGCGTTCGGCCCGACTATCACCGACAAGGGTTTTTTTGTATGCGCGTACGACCTGCGGGCGCGGGGACTGCTCCGGGCTTACCCCGCGTTCGACTCGGAGCCGCTGTTCATTCCGTCCGAGGCCACCATGGTCTTGACCGTGTACCACTGCCCCGTGTTCTCGGTCCAGAACTGGGCGATGCACATGAACTCGTGCACGTCGACGTTATTTATGCACATGTCAGCGCAGCCCAAGGACAAATCGACGCAGCCCAAGACCGACGATCCCAAGGACAAGTCGACGCAGCTCAAGTTTCAACACGACTCGGGGTCGTCAGGGGTCCGGTTCGACAAGGGGGTGTGCACCCCGGTGTGCGCCCCGGTGTGCGTGGCCACCGCGAAGTTTGGGTCGAGGGAGGACGCGCTAGTCCGCTGGGGCGGTGGGGTGATCCAGGTCGACGTGTCGCACCTTGAGCCCTCGCACCACATGGCGCCCGCCCATAGCTACGTCGCGCTGCTCGAGTGGGGGCTCGAGCTCATTCCCTTTCCTGAGCACGAGCGGCGGGGCCCTGCGGCTCAGGTGACGATGGTGGGCAATGCCATCAACCTGTTGACCAACATCAGCCCCGCGGACAAGCTAGCGCGGTGGGCGTGTTGGGGGCACTTGTATACCGTGATGCCCCAGCCAGTTGACCCGACCATTCCGCTCCGGGTGTCAACCGCCTTCAAGACCAACGGCGATGTGTCGATCACGCTGACCCCGATCGAAGAGGGGGGTGACCCGACTGTGTCGATCGAGGCGATCCCGTTTTCCGAGACCAAGCTGACCAAGCTGTGCGAAAAGATGTTTTTGGCGTGCTGAAAACCCTACTCGTATCGGGGCTGGAGCGCTTTAAGCACTATGTGCATGACTTGGTGTTCGATCAAGCCGTACTGGTTGGCGATCACGGCGACCAAGCTGTCGAATTTGGCAACAATCTCGGTGAACGCGGCCTTGCTCTCGGGCGTGAGGGGAGAAGAGGTGCCCATGTATTCGTTAAATTCTTCTTGGAGCTGGGGATCCATCAGATTAAATTTACTTGTGGTTATGCGCACTTTTTTTAGCGGATGGACGACCCCAGACCGCTGGTGTGTAACCGATGCGTCCGTCTCATCGGGTACACGGTTGGCGGCCAGGTCGAGTCCACCGCCCTCTGCCCCGAGTGCGGCGATAAATGGATCAAGAAGGCAAAGGAGGATCGCAGGCAAGCCAAGGTGACCACAATACTAAAGGAGGCCGGGGTCAACCCGTTCCAGATCGCCGAGGTGTTGCGGGTGCTTCGATCATGAAGACCGGATCGTCGTCAAGCGTCCTGTACGCCACAGCGTAGTTCGGGCACACGATCGGCCGGAGCGTCGAGTACCAGAGCTCGCATACCAGCGAGTAAATTATATCAAACATTAGGGTTTACTCGTGGGGGGATTCCGTGTTTTTTTCGTGCTTACGGGTCGCGGATCTCTTTTCCTACCGGGAACCGGGGGACGTTGTCATTGGACAGGTTCTGGTACTTAACCGTGAGCAGCTTCCCAACGTAACTCTCGGCGTCGTTAAACAGCTGGGTGCGGTGTTCGAGCGTACCCATCGGCCGCGCCGAGAACCGCTGCTTCCCGTCGTGCGTCTCGCACTCCCACACCACCGACCCCGCGTCGGCGCCAGCGGCCTCGCTGTAGCCCACGATAGTAAAGTCGTCCTCTTCAAATTCTTTGAGCTTAAGCAAGTGCGAGCTCCGCTTCCGCAACACGTACGGTGAGTCGGTCCCCCGGAACATCAGCCCCTCGTGCCCGGCCCCGAGGAACCGGGCCATGAAATCCATCGACTCGGCGATTGAGTTTGACACGTGGGTCTCGAGCGCGTGCACCCTGGCGGGCAGGTCCCTGAGAATCCCCTGCGCAAACAAAATGCGCTCCGAGAACGGGGTGTGCATGTGGTCGAGGTCAAAGCAGTCGAACACCCGGAACTCGAGGTCGTTCAAGTCGTAGTCGTCGTGGTGTTGCCCGCGCTTAATCAACCCGCTGAGCGCGTTGAACTCCTTTCCTTCGATGTAGAACTCGCCGTCGAGGTGAAACCTTCCGCTGCCAAACCCTTTCTTCGGAAGCTCGATGTTGCCCAGAATCTCGTGCATCGATGGAAATCCGATGTATTGGATGCTCTTGCGCGAAAAGAGCGCCACCCCGTCGTTCGGGCAGATCCGGGCTACGCACCGGAACCCGTCGATCTTGGGCTGGACAAAGCAAGGCCACGCCAGCCCCTTGACCGCGTCGTTCTTGAATTCGACCACCTTGGCAAGCATTGGGAGCACCGGGACGTCGGCCGCATCGACCTTGCGCTTCTTGGCCTTGGCCCCGCTTTCTTCCGGGACGGCGTCCGCGTCGTCGGCCCCAAGCTCAGTGACGTACCCCTCTTTGGACTGCTTGTCTTCCCACTTTTTGGTGGCGTCGTGCTTGGCCTTGTCAAACAGAGTGTCGTGGCGGCCAGCCTTGGTCACCTCGCGGCGGGTGGTTCGGAGTTTGCCCCCAACTTGCCCAAACTCGGTGCACAGGGCGGCGGCGCCGTCCCCGGTCTCCTCAGCCCAACACCGCCATTGGTTGGTCTTGCCCACATCGGTCGACCGGTACACAAACGGAAGCTCGTGTTTGTCGGTCATAGCTCTGGTGAGAGATTGAGCCCTCGTCAACCACAATATATCCAGATTCAGTATCAATCATTAATAGTCAGACCCCGCACAAAAGGAAAAGGTTGGCGCAGATGGCGGATCAAAATATTTTAGACAACGTCCTTTCGGGGCTGGGTTACAAGAATCAGTGCGACAATTTCATCAATATCATGCTTCAACAGTTGGCTGATGCGGCCGATAACAATTTCCGAGACTCGATCAGAGTGATGGGACCAGCGCTTTCACATGACGAAATTGCCACGCTTCGTCAACACAGAGACATTATGGACCCGAAAATGTGGCTCGATGCGATTGGTGATCCAAACGGGGAACGCATCGCGGTCGGGGTAAGCCGTGATGATATCTGGAGCCGATTCGCTATGGTTGTTTCGGCTGTTAACCCCGCGCGAGAACTGCCCTCCACCAACCCGAAAACCAACCCGAAAACCAACCCGAAAACCAACCCGAAAACCAACCCGAAAACCAACCCGAAAACCAACAAGAAGAAGTAGACATAATCCGTCATGACGCCTGAAGAGTACAAATCTCAGGTCAACGAGATTGTCGACGCTCACATCGAGAAAACCAGGGCCTTTGACACGCGCAAAGATTACCACAAGATCACAAAGGCCACCACCCTGGCGATTCAACAGGCCACCGACGCCTTTTGCGAGGCCCAGGTTGTCGAGGTGACTGAGACGCGTGAGGTGCTCTTTGTGCGCGAGTACGGCCAGCCGTCGGAGCTGGTGCGCGAGCAGTACATCAAGCTGCTCGAGGACAATTCGGTCGACTCGTACGAAATCGGATTACAAGTTTGGGTCAAGGGGTACAACCGGAGAAAGACGCGTCACCTGGGGCTCAAGCCCGAGGCGTACAGAGTTTGCAAGCCCGACGAGCGCATCCTATCGGCGTTTGCAGTGATTAACGAGCGGTGCGAGATCGACGAAAAGTGCTTGTGCGCTGCCCACTCGAACGTGTGGTGAAGGCGGTCCATGAGATGAAGATAGGCAACGTTGATGAAAACGATCTAATCTGCTCTACCATTGGGCCAGGTCTCCGTGAAGTTACATCAAACTCACAGATGTATTCGTTTTATGTGGTGGCGCACTGAGACACATGTAATAAAAAAAAGACAGAAAGCCCCCTGCGGGGCTCGAACCCGCGGCCCTGAGATTAAGAATCTCATGCTCTACCAACTGAGCTAAAGGGGCGTCAACTGTTTGATGAGGTTCGTCCAAAAAATAGAGCTATAAAGGTTTGATCTTTTTCGCAGAATAACATCAAATCAAGAGATCGAGTATGGCGTGGGTCTGGTCGACACTTTTTCGATCCGTCACAGGGAACAACGACGCTACCATTGAACTTGAGGGGGTTATCCCTAACCGCCAAAAGGCTCGGATCGACACAATATCGTTGCTAGCGATCGGGGAGATGAACCCCCCAATGTACAAACTCGACGTCAAGCTCAAGAGCGGTGAGCACATTCACATGTGGCACATGCACAACCCGACTCTCAAGCAAAAGTTCCCGCACCCGCACGACGCCGACAAGATTTTCGAGGCCGAATTCAAGTGGCCCAACATGGAGTACAAATCTTCATGGAATTTAATCAAAAGGGTGTGAGCTATGACCGGAGATTGAGCCACTCAGCGGAAGCCTCGACGTACCCGTCGACCATGGCCAGCCGGCGAAGCCGGTCCATCGGATCGCCCCACATGATCGGCTGGGGGTGCTTGGCAATCCACACCTTGAGCAGGTCCAACCCCTCCACCTGGCCGCACCGAAAGTGCGCGACCGCTGCCCAGTAGACGCCGAGAAAGTTGTCCGAATCCGTCTCGAAGAACATCTCGGCCAGGCGGACCATTGCGTAGGGGTTTCCTAGCTTACTCGCGATCGAGATCCACTTCAACTCATCAAGGATCGCTGGCTGGATGTCGAAATCCGGCTGGCGCCCAAGCTCAACCAGCGCCGACTTGATTACGTCGCTGGCCAGCGTCATCTGTGCCCCGGTGCAATTCCCGTTGGCCGCGGCGAGGAGGAGCTCACGGCGGCGCGGCGAGCCCTCCGGTTCGAACTTGGCGAGCTCGTACATGCACACCGCCGAATTGAACTGGGCCCCTTGCTCGAAATACTCGCGGCGCAGCGCGAGGTCGTCGATCTGTCGACCCGTGATCAGACACGCCCTACCGCTGCACTCACACGCGTCCGCGAGGAGCTCGAGCGCTTCGTTGGGGCAAAGCTCTGCGTTCTCGCCCGTCACGTGATTGATGGTCGTCAGCGCGACCATCAAGTCGACCTTCCTCTCGGCGGTGTCGGCGGCGTCGACGGCCTTCACCCTGACTCGGAGAGCATCGATGTCGGCCGTGGTGACCCCGGAAATCGTCGGGGTGTTGCGCCGACACAACGGACAGGCGTTGATCCTGGCCGAACACGGAGCGCAGATCCACCCGTGGACTGGGCAGAGCTTGTTCCACACCAGGTCGATCATCTGGTTGGGCGCAGTGCAGACAAGACACTCAAACGCTGACGGGTCGAGGTACTGTGGGTCCGTCGACGGCGAAAACTCTTCGTCCTGCTTGTGCATCTTCGCAATGTTGCCCCGGCGGAGCCTGAGCTTGTTGCCTGTGAGGCTCTGATCGATCGCCTTGATCCTGGCTGACACCGCCGCCGCCATCGGGTCCGCCGCCGCCATCGGGTCCGCCACCGCCTTCTTGGCCAGCGGGTCGCGACACACCTTCTTGTGCCCCCCGTGCTTCCAATGCCCCTTCTGACACTCTGTCGAGCAGTACGCTGGCCCGCGGCACCGGCCACACTTCATCACCTTACCGGTGATAGGCTCATTGCACCCGGCGCACCTCACCCTATCCGCCTCCTTGTCGTACCCCTTCCCTGCCATCGTGACCACCAGTTGCGGTTGTGACACTCCAACGCGAGCAGGTCGGGATCGGATGTGGGGTACGAGTCTCTCGCCCGGTGGCTGAGTCATCAACCCCAAATACGGAAACACTGGTTTGATGATGAGTCATATGATGAGTCATTGGCTTCGATGACGATGAGTCATGGTAAATATTGATGAGTCAGGTGGTTGTTAATGGGGTGTGGCTCCAGTAGAGGACAGGCATACCCCTGGCCGCCATGTGCGCAGCCATTTGGAGCGCGTGGAAGCGTATAAAAATTTTGTTACGGTCGATCCAGCTGGTGCGGTCTGTGTCAATACGCACCGCCGCCACGGACGATGATCTGGAAGCCCTGGCAGCGGCTTTTCCCAACCTTGAGGAGATCGATGGGATTGGGTGTCACCGCGTTACGCGAAGGGGGCTGGCGAAGCTGGCTCCACTCAAAAACTTGAAGGTGATTCGATTTACTGGAAGCAATCACATTTGCGTCGATGACGCCGAGTGGTTCAGGCGAGCACGACCGGGGTGCGTCACTGTCTTTGGACGGACCATCGACGATCGTGTGCGGTTTCTTGAGTCTAATGGTGGACCGACGCGACGAGAACGAAGAAAAGCATGATCACAAAGATGGCCGCAACGATGATGCAGGCGATGTTTTTTTTTAACTAAACCACCATTTCAAGAATTTAGCAAGCGTCTAAGGCGTGTGTTTTATTTCTTGGATCGTTCGTAGCCCTTGATGTTGAGCACGGGGCGGACGCGTTTGGTGACCCGAAAGGTGGCGACCGACCTGTCCAAGACAAAGTCGCCATCCTTGTACATAGCCGGGCTTTCGTCCAGCGTCTCTGGGATCACAGTCGCAGCGGGGACCCCCTCCATCGCCTTGCGGAACTCGCTCATCGACGTGTGGAGCTTGGCCTCGCCCCGAGGGATCCGGCGCCCCGCGCCGTGCGGGGCTGACTGGTTCCACTCGAGATCCCCCTCGCCCACCCCGATCGCGATCCCATCGCGCATATTGAGCGCCACAATAACCGGCTCGCCCTTGTGAGCCCGCACCGCCCCCTTGCGCCACACCCGGTCCTCGAAATCGATGTAGTTGTGGACACTTTCCATCATTTTGTCTGGGTAGACCGGAAACCGCGTCACCTCCATCATCTCGGTGAGCATGACCCACCGGTTGATCCGGGCGTAAGACTGAGTGAAGATCATATCATAGTAGTACGCCATCGCTTCATCGCCCTCGAGGTACGCGGGGCCCTTGGGCTGGAGGTACTTGGCGCGGAGCGCGTCGTCGGCCTCCTTGCGCTGCTTCTTGTCCTTGATCTTCTTTTCCATCTTTCGCACTTCCTTCTCGTAAGCGTGGTGGTCGCCCTTAGTCCTTTTGGTGATGATGTCCTGATGGAACCGACACACCGCCTGCCCTAGCCCGCGCGACCCCGAGTGTACCGTCACGTAGTACATTCCGTCCATGCGCGACGGGCAGGCGTCGGCGTCATCGGTCCCCATCTCCAGAAAGTGGTTACCCCCACCAAGCGTCCCAAGCTGGCGCCGCACGCGGTCCTCGGTGATCCCGATCCGCTGACACAGGGCGGCGAGGTACTCGTCGTTGTAGTGCCACGCCTGCCCAAACTTGCGGGCTACTTCGATGGCCTCCTTGTAGACGGCGGCTATGGCCTCGGTGTTATCAACCCCTTCGGGGTGCATCGCGTCGCCCACCGGGATGCGGCTCCGCATCTTTTTGGCTTTGACGTCGAGCTTCTCGCCGTGCTCCTTGTGCCTGCTCACCGGGTGCACCATCATCCCGCACCCGATGTCGCCACCGATGAACCGTGGGACGATCTTGTCGGTGAGCCGCGACGTGAACCCGACGCAACACCCCTGCCCAACGTGGCAGTCGGGCATGATCCGGGCGTGGTCCACCGTCGGATCCTGGATCATCCGGCGGATCTGGCGCATCGTGTTGACATCGCCAAACAGATCATCCTTGTTCAGGAAGACGACCCCCTCCCTATCGCCCTCTTTCACCCGGTACATGGCGGCTTTTGGTTGGCCTCTTTAATTTGGGGTTGTGCAAATTGATTAATTGTTGGCTCGTTCACCAGCGCCTGTTTGTGATCAGATTCACTATCAGTCCAATAGTGATGTGATCGATACTATCTTGCCACATCGTGACTTTATTCAGGGCGCAATTCCCGTGCGATTGGAATGGGACACAGACATTCAGCTGTTTCGAGCGCCAGCTAGCATCCCTGACGACCAGGTGGTCATGGTTACTCGGACCAATTTTGCGTCCCGCAACGGGCGGATGATAGGGGATTACGGGGTAAGGAGTCCGACCGATCACGTTTTTAGATTCCTGGTTGGCGCGGCGGAGCGCGATGAATGGCTTGGGATTCACAGATGTATGTTTCACGACGACGGAACTGTGGATTGGGGGGGCAATTAGGTCAGACGCTGAGGCTGAGGCTGAAATTGCAACCTACGTGACCAAACATGGCAACATTCTCAATGCTTGGTTTATGGGGGAAGACGTGGCGGGTACTGCCACTCACGTCACGTCTCCATGGATAGAGTCGAGCGACAAAATCGTGGGGGCACCACCCGATTCCCCGGGGTCACTGTACATTGGTGGAAACAACGTCGCGCGCATCTTGCACACACCAACTGCCAAATACCTTTTGTACGTTCAGACGTCGTAGACCTACCTCGATTGCCACACTCTCAATCTCCATCCCTGTTGTGATCTACCACTACTCATGTCAAGGGTAATGCGAGAAGGCTAATTTTTACATGACTCGTGAAAGACAAAGGCAAGACATGGTGTACCATTGGTCCATGATTACATTTGGTGTGTTGTACACGGTGATTTTACTGGGGTGCCTTGTGACGCGCTATGCCTTTGACAAACCCGTCCCGCGTCCCGTGTCCGGCGGGCTCATCGGGGTGTTGCTTTTGCTCGGGGCGGTTCGCTTCTGTTGTTGCAAACTCGGGACCCAGGACTGCCCAATGACGATCGGCGGGATGAAAACGACTAGTGTGCTCATCATCGCGGCCATCGTTTTGGTCACATTGCTCTCGTTTGACGTCCCGATGGCCCGACTCTAAGCGGTACACGGTTTACTGTAATCCACAAACACCTCGGTCCCGGGAGGGATGCGGCGAGTGGCGACCACCTCCACGAGCGCGAGCATCGCATTGGTGACCCGGAACTCGCTGTTGGCGCGCTTGCGGCTGTCGTTGATCATGTCGCCCCGCGCCCCCGGGCTCCGACAGGTCTCGCACGATCCGTCGATGCAAGCCCCGGTCTCGAGTTCGATCACGCGATTCCCGCTGAGCTTGACTCCGTATTTCCCCGAGTAGTACGTAATAAAGTCGCCCTTGTTGAACCCTCCTGTTGTGGGGGCGAACAAGCCTTGGCCCGCGGCGGGCAACGTGCTCTTGCCGATGGTCGCCCGCGTCGGACTGTCGGCCCACGCGATCCGCCGGAGCTTGCACGCGGTGTCGCCGTCATGACACATGGTCGGTTAATGGCCAGGGTTAACGTCATGGTTGCGTGAGTCACCACTCACAACCCTAGATGGCCGAAGGGTTCGAGCTGCCTTGCATAATCGCTAATACTGACGTCGATTTCAAGCTGATTGTTCGGCCCGACACAGTTCTGCGCTACAACAACGAAAACATCTCCGTCGAGAGAGCGTTTCAACTACTGTCCGTCAGTGGTCAACCCAGGTTTTTACGTCACCGAGCTCTGGATCGACGATGACGGTGTACACGGTCATCACGCGGGAGGAGTTGACCAAGCTCCCCAAGATCCCGATGGGAACTGAGTGCAAATTTATCATGTGGTTTCCCACGGGTGAGCACCACGACACGGGCTACAGCCTTGTTGAGATCTATGGAGTTGACAAAGACGGAAATGTGGTGGGGGCTTTTACGCGCGCCGCCGACGTGATGCAGATCGATTCCGGGGTGCGGGTCGAGTGCGTCATAGGCTGTATGGCGACAGTGATTTTTGATAAGGAGTTCAGTTTCACGTGCAAGGGGTCGCCAAACACAGTGTCAATCAAGCGGGTCAGGGGCGGCGTCGAAGAGCTGGGGCTTTTGGAGATGGTGGCCAAGATTCACGAGGCCGCTACGCGTCACTCCTGAATAAAAGACGTAACCGCGGGCAGATCCGTCGTGTAGTACATGTGTTTGCCCAGCGTGACCCGCGCCAACGCCTGTTGTTCGATTAGCCAGGTGAGGGTCTGGTTGGCCTTGGTGTTGCTCACAAGCTCCCCAGACAACGCGGATAAATAAGCCGCAAGGGGGACCTTGACCAGCGGAGACCTGGATCCGTGCTTGGCGATGATGGCCTCAACGGCTAACGCTAGCTCCGGCGCGGTCTTGCCAAACCTGGTCTCGGACATGGTTCAATCTACGCCCGCGTCAGACAAGTTAACCTTTCAGGGCTCGATTAGTCGACATTTATATTAATACAATTTATCTCCCACGCGCCTTTTTATCGGGATCGGGTGGTTGGTTGTGACGATCGTTATGGTTTTGCACAAGTGCAATGCATGCGACTACGTAGTTGCACACAAGAGCAGCTTGATCAAACACATGCGTGTGCACACGGGCGACAAGCCGTACGTGTGCGACCTCTGCGACTACGCGGCCGCTCAGAAGATCAATTTGACGACACACGTGCGTGTGCACATGGGAGAAAGGCCTTACATCTGTGACTTTTGCGATTACGCGGCTGCTCAAAAAGGGGGCTTAATCTTGCACATGCGGATGCACACAGGTGAAAAGCCGTACGTATGCAACCTTTGCGACTACGCGGCTACCAAAAAAGGCAATTTGATCAGACATATGCGAAATCACACGGGCGAAAAGCCGTACGACTGCAACATCTGTGATTACGCCGCCGCAGTCAAGGGCGACTTGTCGGCCCACATGCGGACACACACGGGCGAAAAGCCGTACGCCTGCGACCACTGCGACTACGCGGCCGCGCGTGCAAGTCACCTGGCCAGGCACATAATTTATCGACACACTGGCCCCAAGTGTGTGACCTGTAAAAGGTTCTGGGTCAAGGAAGAGACAATGATTTGCGGATTCTGCGCCATGGGGTCAACCTACGGCGAAAGAGAGCGAACCGTGTTTGCGGCCTTGTGCGAAGCCGATGAGCGATTTGACCACATTGTCCGCGACACCGCCATCGGGTGCGGAAGCAAGCGTCGCCCCGACGGACACCTGACCCTCCCTATCCCGTGTGGCGGCGGCGTCGTGATGCTCATCATCGAAGTCGACGAAAACCAACACAGACACTATGACCCGAGCTGCGAGTTTGAGCGTCTTCAGGATATTCAAGACGTGCACAAGGGCTCGCTGTACGTGGTCCGATACAACCCCGACCAGAAACAGGGGTTGGAGGAGGAAAAGCTCATGGAGTTTGCAGACCACTTAATCACCATCCTCGATAGAGGCTACAAAAAGGCTGTTAATTCCTTCGGAGGCTTGTGGTGCGAATATCACGGCTACACGAACAAGCGCATCCAGACCCTCGACCGAGCGTGGTTCGAGTCTCAAGTCATTAATTCAACACTATGAGTGGCGCGATAGCCAAACGTGGGGTGATTGCGGCGGCCACCGTTGAGGCGCTGGGCAAGGCCATCGCCACCGCGTTTGACGAGGAGGAAGAGGGCCTCATCTTTCACCACGAGCTGGTCGACGGCGAGCGCACCCCGATCCGGGTTGAGCGACTCATTGACCTAGGTGGTGTGGTCGACGACGTCCGAAAGAAGGCCCAGGAGCTCGCCGAGGCGGCGTGCGGCCGCAAGCTCAAGGTGTTCAAGGACAAGGTCAACGTCAAAAACCCAGGCGGCGGCCACTTTTTGGCGCACCAAGACACCCCCGCGTTTGTTCCGTATGGCGATTGGCACATTTCAGTTTTGGTTCCGGTGACCCCGTTCACCAAAACCAACGGGACGCTTGAGTTTGCGCTTGAAGTTCCTCCAACGTCGATGGAGAAGCTGGCCACCCTCGAGTACACGGCGATTGAGGCCGAGCCAGGGGATGCCGTCATTTTTGGCGGGCTGGTCCCGCACCGATCCGGCCCCAACACCACCGACAAAGCTCGGATTGGAATTGTCTACACGTTTGTCGACGCGTTGGCCGAGCTTGATCGCGATCACTACTACGCTACCAAGGCCCAGGGCATCGAGGGCATGTCGCTGAATCAAGTGGATTTTACTGGAAACTTAACCCAGTGACATCCGTGGTGGGGCTCGGATTCAAATCCCGCACAAGGCTTGCTTATTTCGACCCTACTGGGTCTGAAACAATGCCCTCGTCCATTCATTCCATGTTAGGAACACAGGTCATCACCACTAAACAATCGTGGTACAACGAAGCCTCGACGATCGGGGTCCAGGTGTGTCGGTCGGGCGAGGTGGTCAATAAGGGGTGCACGGTCAAGATGCGCTACATCCCACCCGGATCGTCTTGCACGATCAAGGACGACGCGGCCACCCGCGTCGACCAGGTGTTGGAGACAGAGCCGCCAATGGGCACAGATCGCGGCTCTGCGTTTATTTTTTGATCAGATGGTTTCGTGCCAGTAAAACTCCTCCAGTTCGTTTCCGTCCGAGTCGGCCACCCACGCCTGCGACGTCGAGAGTCGATCGCTGATGGGGTCTCCCCCTGTCAACCCAAACGCCGCGTGGAGCTGCAAGTATTTGGAGTACAGCTCCCGGAGCGCCTCGACGTCGCCTCCCGTGCCCAACACCTCGTATGGGCCGTCGGTCGTTTCGTCGTTGTATCGAAGCTCTAACCCGCCTCCGCCAGGGAGATGGCGTTCAACCACTCCAAGAAGGTTTCCGTTGGCCACCGCGACAAATCGGTCGTGGAACGCCGTGAGCGTCCCGACATACTTTGACTTCATCGACTCTTCGACGTCCGCGCGTTGCTCGGGGGTCAGCTTGTCCATGGTGGGCAATTGTGCGTGCCTGTTAAAGCCTCTTGTTGTTCCACACGTTTACTTGTTAACACCCAGATCAGTCAATTACCCGATTCAAACCATGGGCAACTGGATCTCGGGCTCGCCTGGCATCGATGACGGAGCCCTTGCAGGGATCGAGACGGCGTCGGTCAAGAGCCCGTGCCGGGCCCCCACCCCCGAGCTAAAGCACCGTAACGAAATGTACGCGACGCTCGCGACCGATTACACTAATTCAGTGCTTGGGTACGTCTCGGACGACCCCGAAAAACGGCACCACATCGTGGGGCATGAACAGGCCATCGAGATGACCCGCGCGGTGCGCCGCAAAATGGACCACATCGTGTTTTTCACCGACTTTGGCATGAGTTCGGGGATGCGGGCGGCCAAGAAACTGGCGAAACACAAAGGGATTGATGTCCTCGAGGTCAAGCTGGAGGGTCTGCCCGGCTGGGGGGTTCGGCTAAGTGAGTGAGGGCCCTGATTTTCGCAGCGCAATTGATGCACAGGTCGCCCTTCAGCGTCGAGTACCCTTGGGCCAGGGGCTTGTGCCTATTAAAGCCCCGTTGTTCCACAAGTGAGCTTACTTGTTATAAACCCCCAGCGCAGTCAATTACCCGATCTAAAACATGGGCAACTGGATCTCGGGCTCGCCTGGCATCGATGACGGCGCCATTGCGAAGATCGAAACAGCGTCAGTCGAGAGCCCTTACTGGGCTGCTACCCCAGAGCTGAGGCGCCGCAACGAAATGTACGCAATGCTCGCGACCGAGTACACTACATCAGTGCTCGGGTACGCCCCGTACACGTCGCACCTGGTCTCAACCACCCACGCCACCCACTACAAGGACCACGGAACCCCGTACGCCTCGGACGACCCCGAGAAACGGTATCACATCGTGGGGCGTGACCAGGCCATCGAGATGACTCACGCGATCCGCCGCAAAATGGACCACATCGTGTTTTTCACCGATTTTGGCCTGAGCTCGGGGATGAGGGGAGCCAAGGAGCTAGCGGAGCGCGAGGGGATTGACGTTCTCGAGGTTAAGCTGGAGGGCCTGCCCGGCTGGGGGGTTCGGCTGAGTGAGTGTGGGCCCTGATTTCCGCAGCGCAATTGATGCACAGGTCGCCCTTCAGCGTCGAGTACCCTTGGGCCAGGGGCTGTGCGTCGCAGCGATCGCATGCAACCACGATCGCCGCGGTCGTATCAGTCTCGACATCTTCGTGACGTTGTCGGAAGTAGTAAGCGCGATACCCCTCGGCGATCTGGGTCGACAGGGTTACACCCTTGAGCGCCTCAGCCCAAGCTTTGTCCATAGATCTTGATATTTATGTTGCTAAAAATAAACAAACACGATGCAAACCGACTCGTTGGCGTAGGCTGGCAGCGCGTTCGACCGTTAAGCGAAGCTACTTACAGTAATCGAAAGGTCACAAGTTCAAATCTTGTACGAGTCGCCCTTTTTTTTAGTGAGGTGTGCCAAAGAACTCCCCGACCGAGAATGCCCGAGTCGCTGATCCATGTGAGCCAACCAACTGACCTTGTCATGGTGTTGATGCAATTCACGCACCTCGCCCCCTGGAACCAGAAGGATCCGCTGATGATCTACGACGATTATTGCGAAGTCACCGTGCGCACCCCTGAAGGAGATCGACATGCGGAGTGCATCGGGTACATTTCGTTTGTGACGCTCAAGGAGTTCCAGCGCGTCGTCGCGGAGAACAAAGACGTTGATGACGGCGGGCCGTCTGTGCGTGATGACCTAAAGAGCAACCTGGATGACAACAACGCCGTCTATGTACTGCCTGACTTTGTGGGCGAAATTACGGGCACCACCGCCGGGTGGCACGATTGGGACGCTACGTATGTCATCGATTTTCCGCCAAACACCAAAATCGAGCCCGTTAAGCAAACCCGACAGCGTTTGGTTTGATTATATTTCTGACCTGGGTCAAGGGTCAAAGCCATGCCCGCGGGCTGGCTGAAGAACTGCGAGGGTGTGAGCGAAAAGAAGCGTTACGGAGGCAATAGCAAGAATTCCACCCGGGGGAAACAAGGCGGAAAAAAGGTCTGGTACAAGGCCTGGAGGCGTTGCAGCCATGATTGTTTCAGAGCCCCCAACAAGTGGTGGCGCGCTGGGCAACACAAGAATAACCAGGCCATTCTCGCGGCCGACACGTGGGCTGATCTCGATCGGATTGAGACAGAGGAGGTCAAGATTGAGCCCCGCTACATCAGCGACAGAACATGTATGGTGTGCCTTAAAGAGTTGGCCGACGTGTTGGATCTGGGGCAATGCGGGCACACCGTGTGCAAGTCGTGTCTCAGGGACTACTACACGGTCCAGGACCTGGAGCGATACCCGCTCCACTGTTGCATCTGCGACCAGCGCGTCCCAATCCACGAGCTCGAGCGCAAAGGGGTTTTTGACACTCGTGAGAAGCAACGCGCGTACAAGATGAACTCGATGGCGTTACAAATCAAAAACGCCAAAAAGTCTATCATGACGAAGAACGTGGATTGCCCGTACTGCCAGAAGGAGCAATACGGGGTCCACAAACATGAGCGCAGGATAATTTACCACCGCTGTAGGAGCTGCCACCGTCGCTTCGAAATTCCGAGACTTATTTCGAGACGCACCGCACCCCAAGAGGTTCTAGACGCGGTTGATGTGGACATTTGTCCTGGGTGTGGCAACGGGATTGAGATTTCCGAGGGGTGCAACGACGTCGAGTGCCTATGCGGGACCCGGTTTTTGTGGGTGCACCCCAAACTCCAGGAAGACATGCTCCAGTTCGAGACGGACAAGCTTCGAGCCGAGCTCCAGGAGCAGGCCTACAATCTCGCTTAACAAGGCTTGGTGACAGGTTAACTCGGACGCCGCATATTCGCAAGAATTATGAGCGGAGCCACGTCGTGCGCGCGCGCCCTGGCAATGGGGGTTCTTTTTGCGGTCCTCGGGGCACTAGGGGCCTTTCTGAGTTGCTTTGCCTTGTGGATCACTGGAGCGATCCTCATCGACGAGGCGGACGACAAGAACCGCGAAAACACCGAGTACAAGATTGGGTTTATCCTGATGATGGTGAGCGCGGGTTTTGCGGGTTATTCATTGGGTTTTGCCAGGGCCTCTTCGCCGGGGTCGCCGACCTGAACTAGTCGTT